TCATGCGTATTCCAGCCGCATAGCCGCCAGCAGTAGTCGTCGTTACTCGTATATACTGGTCATTTGTTCCGGATACATCCAACTTATACGCCGGACTGCTCGTCCCGATGCCGAGGCCGGTGGAGGTGAGGCGCATGAGTTCGGTAGAATCTTGTCTCCAAGCGAAAGGTAGCGTGGTTCCAGTTCCGCTTTTACCGCTTTGGAAAAACGCATAACCATTTACGCTGTCCGTTCCCAATCGCATTATTGAAAAGTTTGACGCTGCGTTTTGGGTTGAAAAGCCTGTTCCATCACTATTTATGTTTGCAAGCGTTGTCCCATCAAACGTCAGCGCACTCCCACTCGTCGCCACCTTGCTGCCGTTCAGATACAGCACGCCGTTGGCGGTGCCGCCGGAGAGGATCGGATTGGCGGTGATAGAGACAACGCCCGTACTGTCAGCAATCGTCGCAGCAGCCGTGCCATCCTTCGCCTTGACGTTCGTGACTTCCACGTTCGTCGCGTCTACCGTCGTCGCGTTGACCGCCGTAGAGGTGAGCGTGTTGATCGTGATGGCGTTGATCGTGCCGCCTTCTACCTTGTCGCCGCTAATCTGATTGTCGGCGAGGGTGAGCGTACCGGCGGAGACGTTGAGGGTTTTGCCAGAGCCGACGGTAATATCTGAAGTCGCAATCGTCGCTCCATCAATCGTGCCGGAGTTGATGTCTACGTTCGTGAGACCCGCAGCAGCAGCCGCGCCGACGAGGGCGTTGACTGCAATCTTTTTTGTCTCCGTTGCCGAGGTATCGACAATCGGGAGAACGTCCGTTGAGACGACTACATCGTTCTGGGCGAGCGACGTTAACTGACTAATCTTTTTATCAGACATGCGTTATCTCCATCCGTTCATCCACCCGCCGCGAGGTGGCGCGGGGCGGCGTAGCGGATTTTTCGGTTGAATCTGTACTTCCTGTTTCTCTACCGGTTCGACCTTTCGATTCGGTAGTACCATCGGGCCGTTTCGCCCTATAAAGGCGGCGTAGGCGTAGACCAAACAGTCGAGGGCTTCCGTGCGGCTGCCGCTAGATCGCGGCTTATATGACCTTACACGCCTTCCCTGCACCATTCGATAGATCAATGTCTCGGCAGTCAACTGGTCGAAATAGACCTCATCGACCGAGGCAGGAAAGTGAATGTATCCCGCCCCCGGTTGGTGTATCCGCTTGAGCCTCCCGAATAAAACATCTTTCGCGGTATCTACACCGACAATAAAAACCTGTGCCGAGGTTCGCCCTGCTCGTCCTGCTGACTTCGGCCATATCAAACGACCAAAGCCACCGGCTCCCTTAATCGCCCAGATGCGTCGAGACTTACGTTTCGCGCAATAGGCGTAGACCTGTTGGGTAAAGTGACCGCCCGAGTCAATCGCAGCGGCTTCTACTAACAGGCTTCGTCCGTCTTCCGTCTCACGTTTACGAGACAGATAGCCATCTAAATCGTTCCACAAAGAGTCAGAGCCAGGATCACCCCGAAGGATGCCGTGCTCGACGACCCACATTTCCTCGTCGCGTCCGTACCCTACTACCGTCACTTCGAGGCGGTCGTCCTGTACGTCAACTCCCGCCGTCAGCAGTAAGGTCTGCTGCGGAATAGTCTGCGCGGTGTAGTTCTCTCGTCGCCCTGCAAGTCCGATCGCTTCAACTTGTTCGCCACGTTCCTCGAAGGTTTCCCCGAGAGCAGTATTGATCCAAGTTTGTAACGTCTCGGGAAATTTCTTCGCCTGTACGAATGCAACCGCCATCTCTGACCATGTCGTCCATGGCGAGTACAGTTCCGAAATATGGAACGATGCGATACCGCGAAAGTCCTTTGTGCCTCGCCACTCTCCGGCTGCGAGCATTTCTGCCTTATCAGCCTCGGTAAGAATTGCTCCACAGGCAACGCAAATATATTCCGCGAGTTCCGGTTGACCATCGGGCCACTTGACTTGCGACCAAACTAGTTTTTGAAACTCCCCGCAGTGCGTACAGGGAACGTAGTAAAACCGCTGATCGCCTGACTCGAAACCCGCTTCAATGCGGCTCGATCCTTTAATCGTCGGCGTACTTCCTGCCAAAACTTTACGGCTCCAAAAGGTTGCCGTTCTCTTGCGTCCGAGCGAGATCGGGTCGCCCTCTGTTCCTGCGCTTGCAGGGTAGCGATCCACTTCGTCGAACAACACAATCCTGATCGGTCGCGAGGCAAGCCCCGAGGGACTATTCGCACCGGCTACCGTAAGGTGTCCACCGGCAAACTTTTTATGCAGTAGCGTGTTGCCGCTATCTCTCGACTTTGGGTCTGCGATCCGCTCACCAAGAACCGAGGTATCTCGAATCATCGGAGCGAATCGGTCTTTACTCCACGACTCTGCCATCTCCAAGGTCGGCTGCACCAGTAGCATCGGTGCAGGGTCTTGGTGAACGTGATACCCGATGACGTTGTTAAGTATCTCTGTCCATCCGACCTGTGCGGATTTCTGAACCCAGACTTCTTTTACCGTTTCGTCTGTGATCGCGTCCATGATCCCGCGCTGATATTCAGCCCTCGCTGTACGCCAAACTCCTGGCTCTGCCGAGGATTCGCTAGACAGTCTCCGATAACGATCCGCCCATTCCGAAATCGTCAGTTTCGGAGGCGGTCTCCAAGCCTTCGTCGCCTTCTTCAATACTTCCGATATGTTCGTAGTTATCTGTACTCTCGGAGAGTTCGGTGAGGGCGGTATCGATTTCGTCGCGTAACTTTCCTGCGATTGCGTTTGCATTGGTTTGATTAACTAACTGCGGCGCGATCTTGGTCGGCAAGCCAAGCAGTTTTGCTCGACAACTGGAAATATGGTCAGCCCATGCGGAGATGACATCGGAGACATAGACAAGTTCTCCGCGCTTGATCGAGTTCTCGATAGATAACTTATCGCCCTGCTCCCGAGCGAGGCGCGTTTTCTCTGCAAGTAGGTCAGGCGTATCAGGGTTGACGTTCGGGCCGCGTTTCTCGAGTGCGGCTTGTAGATAGCGAATATACCAAGCCATGCAGGGGCCGAGTTCGTACTGACCTCGACCGACGCTCGGCATTCCTTCGGATTTGAGTTGCTGCACCCGTCGCGGCGTAAGATTTAACGCCTTGGCAACGGCTTGAACGTCAACGCTCATGTTTGGAGCGTCTGGGTCGGTACTGCCCCGCCGCTTCCAGAGGGGTACTCTGGGTTAGCCTTCGTCAGACGCTTTCCTTTATACATCTTCGCGCCAACTTCTTTGATCTTGTCAAAAGGCAGGATCGGAACAGTTAGGCGTTCTTTTGCTTCCGGTTTCAAGAAATAAATATAGCGCAACTGATAGCCTTCGATTGGTTTTGCTCCTAGTCGCTTTGCCTCTTTCAAGGCTTCTGTTCCTAGAAGTATTTTTCCGAATCTTTTTTTCTGCCAATCAAAAGCGGTTTTGATTCCTATGTCAGCAATCGCTTCACCGTCTGGAAATCGCCAGATAGTTTTATTCTCTCTAATTCCGCAAAGGTGGAATCCGCTTGCTCGATAAATAATTCCATCGCCGCATTGAGTAGCGTCCGAGAAAGACAATATCCACTCAATGTGAGGATATGCTTTTCGTATCATTCTGAATGCCACGCCAAGCGCGCGGCTCTCTGAATTTCTAGGCAAGGCTTCAGAAAAAGCCATTCTATTTAATTCGAGAAATCCGTTCCAACTTGTACCGCTTACTAGAGCCTGGGTTTTTCTCTTATCAAGAGATGGGGCAAATTGCATCGCCCCCTCAAGTCTCTCGTTCAAGAAAACGCCAAGGTGCAGTTGGCTATTCGGCGCAACCTTTCCAGAATAGTGAACTCTCTGGACTAAAGCGTTTGCATCTTTCCCAGAGATCGGCGCAATTTTTATATCTTTAGCGGTGACCATTTTGCGTCACAAAAATCTCACAGACCCTTGCCAAAGCATTTCCGTTTCGATTCTCGTTCGGCGAATCATAGTCGCCTAATTTATGCGCTGCTTCTATTGCTGCCTTAATTTGTTCGACTTGCTCGTCATGCAGTACGAAAGTCATCTGTTGAAACGGCTCTCGATCTTCGCTAGCCAATGATGGCATTTCTTCAAGCGGCTTTATCTCTGGAAGCAGTTTCGACAAATCATCTTCGGAAAGACCAGTCAGCGCCAGATCAAATCCATCGTCTTTGAGATCACCTAACTCTACTGCGAGCAACGCATCGTCCCATTCGGCTTCTTCACCAACTCGATTGTCTGCGATTCGATAAGCCTTGATCTGCGCGGCGGTTAGTCCGGTCGCGATATGGACGGGAACCTCGGTCATTCCAAGTCGCCGTGCGGCTTCATATCGTGTATGACCG